ACCAACACTAAAGAAATATTGCAAAAATACGGATTGTGCCTATAAAATGAACCAACTAGAGGCAGCAAAACGCAGAGCAGAAGATAAGATAAACAACCCCAAACCAAAGAAGTTTAGAGTCTGCAATTTCGATGAGTGCAAAAAGCCTTTTGAAATTCCACCTAAAAGCCCACTCCAAGCATATTGTAATAATGATTGTCGATCTGCAAGGCATAAAAAAGCTCAAAATATTAGAAATAAGCAATGGGCAGTAAGAAAGATATTCAAAATGGAGAAAGAAGAAAAATTGTTTATAGCTGAAACTAAGAAGAAAAAGAGTGGAATAAAACAGCGATTTTTGGTTAGAGGGCTAGATAAAAACTCATCTAATCAAATAGCTTGTATGCTGTCGGTGAACGCATGACCTATTCAAAAGCAAATCAAACAAAAAAGAACAGAAAGCCAAATCCTAAGAGAATGAGTAACATTGAAAAACGACTCTATATTGATTTTCTTAGAGAAGAATCAGAGAGAATTTGTCAGATACCTGGATGCAATAATGCAGCACAAGATTGGGAACATCCTAAGAGGGGCATAAATAGGAATGATATGGAAACCATATTAATATGTAGAGCCTGCCACCAAATAGCAGACCACCCAAGCACAACGCAGGCACAAGAAAGTAGAGCAATCAAAGAAGTAGGTAAAAAAGTAGCCAAAGAGAATTGGAGAAAATATAATGATTAGTATAAAATTACTTATAAAACCAATGCCGAGTCCAAGACCAAGGGTTACAAAAAATATTACTTTCATGCCTAAATCTTACACCGAGCATAAAAAGCTAATACAAGACAAGTTGCATGGCTTTAATCACATGGGAACTGTCCCTTTAAGTGCAGAGTATGTGTTTGTATTTAAAAGAGCAAAAAGTTCAAAGAAAAATAAGTTCTCTATGCCAGTAGGAGACTGTGACAATCTTATAAAGACTTATCAAGATGCTATGGAGGGGATATTGTTTGAGAACGACAGACAGATAGTAGAGGTTTGTTCTAAGAAGATGTGGGGTGACAGCGACAGCGTGTCTATAAAATTAAAAGAAATATTAATATGAGCGAAACAAAATCCCAAAAAAGTGAAAGGCTCAAAGAAGAAGCAGCGAAAGATATAGATGATGAATATCGTAAGGGTACGCTATGGATCAAAGACAAAAAAAAGGATAAAAAATGAAAAAAAGAAATGAAATACTAAAACAACACAAGGAAGAAAGAACAAGGTGTCTTGTTTATACTAGAGTCATGGGTTATCACAGACCTGTTGAGAGTTTCAATGTAGGCAAGAAGGGTGAACACAATGAGCGAAAGTTCTTTACTTCTTAGGTATACGATATCATTATGATAGCAATTAATCTAAGAATTTGTACTATGTGTAAAAAAGTATGTTTGTTTAGAAGTAAGATACAAGCAAGGGAGATAAACAAGGGTTTTAAACCTGTTACCGAAACTGGAAGATAATATGAAATGTAAATGGTGTGGTAAAAACACAGTTGGTAGATTTTGCAAAGGAACAGCGTGTAGAAAACAAAGCGAATCTTTTAACATAGAAAGAAGAAAGAAGTTAGCTAAAGAATGGATTGAAAATATGGTACAATATAAAAAGGAAAGTCATGAATTTTAAAGAACTTTATAAACATAAGACGAATGATATAGTTGAAGCTGTTTTTTTTGGCATTGATCTTCTGGCAAGATTTATCGGTTATATTGTTTTAATAGTGTTGCTTTTAAAACTAGGTTAATAAAAGGAATATTAATATGTCTAGTTTAACACAAAAACAAGAAAACTTTTGTCAAGCATATATTAAAACAGGCAATGCAAGTGAAGCTTACAGAAGATCATATAATGCTAAAAACATGAAAGCAGAAACAATTACAAGTAAAGCCTCTATTTTGCTTGCTAAGGGCATTGTAAGGGCAAGGGTGGATGAACTTAGACAAAAGACTGAGGATAAGAGTATTTTATCATTTAAAGAAATACAAAAATTGTTAAGTGAGAGAGCTAAAGAAGAACTTAATGCAGACGGGCTTAAATCTATTGATATTCTCAATAGAATGGCAGGACATTATGAGAAAGATAATAAACAATCTAAAACAGAAATCAATCCCGAATGGACAGTAACAATCAAGAAACCGAATGAGTAATATCCAAATCCCCGAAAAACTTCTCCCACTTATCACAAAGAAAAAACGCTTTAAAGTAATTATAGGTGGACGTGGTTCTGCAAAGTCAACCTCTATCGGTAGTATTATGATTATGAAAGTAGAAACAGAAGGAGCAGATATTCTTTGTCTTAGGGAATATCAAACTTCCATTGAAGATTCAGTTCATAAACTTATGACAAGCCAAGTTGATAGTTTAGGTGTGCAAGATAGATTCTATATGACCGATAAAAAAATAGAATGTATTGCAAACGGCAAAGGAACAAGATACAAAGGTGCTGCAAGAAATTCATCCGCTATAAAATCAGCAGAGGGCTTTAAATATAGTTGGTTTGAAGAAGCACAAACAATATCAAACGAAACGCTAAAACTTTTAATACCTACAATCAGAGAAGAAGGTTCAGAGCTTTGGTTCACGGCTAACCCAGGAAGCGCAAATGATGCTTTCTCTAAAAGATTTATAGTTCCATTTCAAGATGAGTTAGATAAGTATGGCTACTATGAAGATGATTTGCATCTAATCATAGTAATCAACTGGAGAGATAATCCTTGGTTCCCGAAAGAGCTTGAAGCGGATAGACAATGGGATTTAAAGAATTTATCAAGGGCAGAATATGATTGGATATGGGAAGGTAAATTCTATGATTCTGTAGACAATGCGATTATCCAGCCTGAATGGTTTGACGCTTGTGTAGATGCTCATATCAAGCTGGGTATAACTCCAAGAGGCATTGAGGTAATAGCGCACGATCCATCAGACACAGGAGAAGACCCGAAAGGATTGGCATATCGTCATGGTATTTTGATAAAAGATGTTCTTGATCTTGATAAGGGTGATATTAACGAAGGTGGCGATTGGGCTATTGATTATGCAGCAAGTAATAAAGTAGATGCTTTTATATGGGATTGTGACGGAATGGGTGTAGGGTTGAATAGACAAGTAGATCAAGCCTTGACACCTAAAGGAATTACTATTGAGATGTATAAAGGCTCACAATCACCACGACACCCTAAAGCAGTTTATGAAACAATAGGCGATAAGATAAAAACCAACGAAGAAACATTTATGAATCAAAGAGCACAGGGATATTGGGAACTTAGAGAGAGAATGCGTAAAACATATCTTGCAGTAGAAAAAGGGGAATATCAAAATCCAGATGATCTTTTATCAATTAATAGTGGAATAGAGAATATCAGTGCCTTAAGATCAGAGCTATGCAGAATACCAAAGAAGCCGAATGGTGCAGGCAAGATACAGCTTATGTCAAAGCCAGACATGAAGAAGCTTAAAATAAAATCTCCAAATATGGCTGACTCTGTAATGATGGCTATGTTCTATCAGCCGCAACTGATTAAGAAGCAAATTAAAGCTAATCCAATGCCTATACAAAATAATTGGTGAGGCTTTATTTAAGAAATAATTATGATATAATATAGAAGCATATTTTTAAGGTTGTCATTTGGAAAAAGAAAACAACGCTCTCGATTCCCTTCATGAGGAATTTATACAAGACTTTAGCAACATTCAATCTACTTACCGCGATGAACGCAAGCAATGTTTAGAGGATAGACGCTTTTATTCTATTGCTGGCGCACAATGGGAAGGTGATCTTGCAGCCCAATTTGAAAACAAACCCAAACTAGAAGTAAACAAAATCCACCTTTCTATCATGAGAATCTTCTCTGAATATCGAAACAATAGAATTACTGTCGATTTTTTACCCAAAGATGGTAATGACAAACTAGCAGACACTTGTGATTCACTATATAGAGCAGATGAACAAGATAGCCAAGCGGAAGAAGCGTATGATAATGCTTTTGAGGAGGCTGTGGGTGGTGGAATCGGCGCATGGAGGCTTATAGCAGACTATGAGGATGAAGATGATGATGAAAATGACTATCAGCGTATCAGAATAGAGCCTATTTTTGATGCAGATAGTTCAGTATTCTTTGATCTTAATGCAAAACGCCAAGACAAATCAGATGCAAAACGCTGTTATGTTATCACGAGCATGACACATAATGCTTTTAAAAAAGAATGGGATAAAACACCATCAAGTATTCAGAAACAAGTAGACGACACAGAATTTGATTGGGCAACCGACGATGTTATTTATGTTGCTGAGGTTTACCAAGTTGAGTATGTCAAGCACACAGTAAAAATATTCAAGTTAAATGATGAAGAGAAACGATATACCCAAGATGAAATAGAAGAAAACCCAGCAATTGAATCAGAAATAATGGCACTCGGCTTTGTTCTCGAAAAAGAAAAGAAAGTCAAAAAGCGTAAAATTAAGAAATATTTCATGTCAGGTAATGAGATATTAGAAGATTGTGGTTATATTGCTGGTAAACACATCCCAATTATTCCTGTATATGGTAAAAGATGGTTTATTGACAATGTAGAACGTTGTATGGGTCATGTAAGACTTGCAAAAGATTCACAAAGATTAAAAAATATGCAACTCTCAAAGCTTGCGGAACTCAGTGCCATTTCAAGCACTGAAAAACCTATCTTGACAACTGAACAAGTGGCAGGACTTGAAAACATTTGGGCTGAGGATAATATTAAAAACTATCCATACTTGCTAATTAATCCAGTACACGATCAAAACGGGAATCCTATCCAGACTTCTCCGGTGGGATATACAAAACCGCCTGTAATCCCTCCTGCGATGGCGGCACTCTTACAGCTTACAGAAGGTGACATAAGAGATGTATTAGGGAATCAAGAAGGTGGAGAGAAAATCGTCTCTAATATTAGTGGTGAAGCTGTAGAAAAGATACAAGATCGTTTAGATATGCAAACCTTTATCTATGTATCAAATATGGCAAAAGCAATCAAAAGAA